TAGCTGTTTCTATGGTGTTTCTAATACCGTCAAAATCTCCTGCTTTAAGTAAATCAGTAGAGTTAAGAATAGCTTGCTTCATCTCTTGATTCTTACAGAAAGTTGTAAATTCTTCCTGTACGTAGTCTAAATCATCTTGAGATGCTTCATAGGAGTTACGTAATTCTTCTTTTAATGCTACTTTTAATATATCATTATCAACTTTCTGTAACTCTACCTTTAGTACATCCATAGTTACAGTAGTATGGTACTTATCGAAGTAGTTTACTAGCTGATTAATAATCCATTTGTGTGCGTCTGAGTCAAAATAATCTTCTTGAAGTACGTCTCTGACGTTAAGAAGAAAACTTTTGTCTGTTAGCAATGAGCCCAATACCTTCAGTTGGAAACCTTTTCCATACTGATTCAATGCTTTTAATGTCATCTATAACTTATTTTTTAATAACCGTTAAACCTCTAAAGTTCTCTAACCAACCTTCAGTATTCTTAGTAATCCCTTCGATCTTATCTTGATCTAAAAGATGTAGAAAAGCCCCTGATTGTAGATTGGGTATGTCACTCTTTATTATATTTAATATATGATCTTTTTCTTTAATATCCAACGAAGTTTCATGTAAATCCATTAATTTAAAATTAGTTTCTACACGATCCCATTCCGTTATAATTTTAGGAAAGATCTTTTTAAATTTCTTTTCTTCTAATTTAGCTGCACATACATCATAAACGTACTGGAGGGTCATATTCGGTTTATCAACTAATTCAGGAAACTCTGATATTATAGTTTTTATTCCCAACCCTTTGACACCTGCTAAATTATCTGAGTTATCTCCTAATAACGCTTTTACAACGTTATAATTTTCAGGTAATACCTTCAATTCGTCGAATATATTCCCTTCCGTAAACACCTTCTTCTTAATAGGAGCGTATACTTCAACTGTATCATCTACTAATTGTAGGAAATCTTTATCAGATGAAACTATAGTACATTTTTTAACTTTAGATACTGATGCTCTTTTAGCTATATACGCTATTACATCATCAGCTTCAAGTTTTTCCATACTAATTTGCTGTACCGGTAAGCATTCAAGATAATCTTGTGTTCTGAATAACTGTCCTATAAGTGCTTCTTGTTCTTCTGCTTTAGAATCATATAATCCCCAATGAGTAATCCTTGAAGTAGCTCGTTGTGCTTTGTAGTTAGGATCTATATTCTTTCTATTTGCAGAACCTCCTTTACCGTCCCATACTACTATCACCCTAGTAGGGTCAAACGTACGTGTTACAAATCCTAAAGACCGCATAAAACCAACCAGACCGCCGATATGATGGCCTGATGGGTTCATTGCTTTGAGAAGAGAAAAACTACGAATTAACATATTCATAGCATCGATCACTAGAATGTGGTCGTTCAATTCTCGGGGTGGAGTTTCTTTAAGATTGTTAAGTATATTGCTATAATCGCTCATTAATCTAAAATATTTGGTTTGATAGCTTCTTCTTCTAAATCTCCTTCTTCAATTAAATCAAAATCTATACTACCAACTAATTTTAGCCAATGTTCTTTATGTTCGTTTTTATACTTATCAATAGCTCTCTTGTCATCGGGTATAAACCCGTGAGATGTCATTACTACTCTTCCTCTAGACTGTACACCACCGATATGGTTTTTCTCTACTTGAACGTTAGTACGTTTAGCAAATTCTACCTGAAGCCCGTCTTTTATAGCCTTTATCTTAGATGTACCCGGGTTAGTAATATTCCCGAAAGTTATAACTAAGGTAGAATCATACCACATAGACATTCCTCCTTTATTCTGCAATTTAGGTTGCCCCATTGGAGATTCAGGTTTCATAGTCCATACCTTATTAATAGCTACCAGTGTGTTAGTATACGGAGAGTTTTCCTTTCTAGATAGTAGTATCTTCTGATTAAGGTTATTACCAAATTGAGTAGACATTGCCCCTGCATTCCATTCATTATTGTTTTTATTAGAACGTACTGATAAATCACAAGGAATAGAGCCGATAGAGTCCCAGAAGAAACACATATCGTAAGGTAAGTTCCCTTTCGCCTGTTCGTCCATAAGGTCAGCCATGTAAACTGCTACTTCTTCAATAGTATTTAATGTACCTCTATCAGCATACAAAAAATGCCCTTCATAGTCCACAACGTTTCCGTTATCATCTTTAACTTCCTCAAACTTAAGTCCCATTTCTTTAGCATGTTCCCAAGACCATTTCATCTCCGAGATAATGAATACCGGTAGTACACCCATTTTTTGAGCATTAACTGCCGCTTCTAATAAAGCTGTTGTTTTACCTGTATCACTATGTCCTCTTAGTAGTGTAATATGCCCTGTAGGAATACCTGGAAGAGAGGTAATGTCCTGAAAAGCTTTAGATAGGGGAATCCATCCCTGTTCTTTAAACTTTACAGAAGCATTAGAAAATCCTTTCTTCTTCTTAAAATTACCTAGATTGAAACTCTTTTTGACTGCCGCAGATGCGGCTGCTTTTACCTCTTTGCTTTGTTTTGCCATTTCTATTCGTTAAATAAGTCATCAAATTTACTAACTGTGTCTTTGTTGCCAGCCGTAGCTGTTTCCAAAGTAAAGTCTGTTTTTTGTTGACCTAAGCTTTCTGGCAGTTTATCTTCTTTAGTATTACTAGTAGTATCGTTACTCTCTTCTACTGCATTTGGATCTAAATAACCTTGAAGTTTCTTTTTGATAAATTCGTAATCATACTCTGTATGTACCTCTAAAGGATTAGGTTGTGATTTTAACCATAAATCCACATGATCGTTATTATCTGATAAAGGAGTCTGTTTAGGTTTAATTCTAACAGTAGTTTCAGGGTAAGGATTACCTTTTTGTTGTTCTACTACCATATCCCATCCGTTTAGTACGTCTGTGAAGTCTCCAATATCTTCATCTTCTGCTAAAGCAAGTAATGCTTTGTAGATTGTTACTCCGAATCCCCATAATCGTACTCCTTTATCCTCTTCTCCTCTAACTACTACAGGAGCAAAGATACGAGTTTTAGGTGATATTTTACCTGATAATGACCAATTGTCTTTATCGCTTGTTTTCCTTAACTCTTTAACAAATTCCTCAATTGGGTCTTGCTTACCAAAATTGGAAAGTGCTATCATTGGAAATTTACCAATTCCGTAGTGGAATTTAAGTTCTTTGAAAGGAAAAGAAGGATCAAAAGCAGATGGTACTATACGTACGGTCTGTTTACCTAATTCTGGTTTCCAAAAGATTTTTGTGTAGTCAGTCTTTTCTCTTTCCTGACCATTTGTGTTTAGCGCATCTAATTTAGCGCGGATTGCATTGATATCCATATAACTGATTTTAAATTATAACTTATTATTAATATAGGAATAAAAAATCAAAGAGCCAACTATAGCTCAATAATTTTATATAACTTTGTGTTCACTCTTTTGAGTTCTGGACCTTTAGTAAGAAGTACGCAATTGCGATAATCAGGCCAGTTTATTCTATAGCTAGTATCTAACGTACCGCCGTTAAGTTCTTTAATTAATGTGTTTAAAGCATTAATGGTATAGAGAGTATTAGTTTCTTTCTTTCTGTGTACTAATATAGTGTTATCTATAAAAGCTCCTACATTTCCAAAATCTACATTATAAGTACACATATATTCATCTTGGCTTTTAGAATACAGTACGAATATTTTATTATATATGATTTTGTATCTATCTTGAATCGAGGTTAAAACCTCTTCAAGTCCTTCTTCTGTTGAAAAGGTACAAAACAGCTTGTTGCTCATATCGTCGCTGGTAAAAATAGGTTCTATGTCGTAGTCGAACCTTGGTGATTTAGTTGTTGTTATCATATATAAATAGTTGTGCTGATTTATAACACTAAATTAGTGCTATATTTAAATTTTACCGGGTATTTTCCCTGTTTTTCCATTATTGTTTGTATCTCTGATAAAGTCTGTTTACCGTCTTCTTTATTAAAATCGAATAAAATCGCATCATAAGTGTATAACGTTATAAATGATTTTTTATCTCTTAGATACTTTAGTATATCTTTTAATATAGTAATATTATTTGAAGTCTCCAACGATTGCATCATATAATTCATTAATTTTGCTGGGTTCATATCTTGGAGTTTGTTTGTAAATGCTTTTCCTGATTGAGGATTCCAAACATACCCTGCTTCTGTATAACTCTTCCACATGGCATCTATATACTCCTGTACTTCTTTAAATATTTTAAGATTTTTATGCTCTTCCGGTATCTTCCCGTATATAGCATGAAAATTAATCTGTTTTGCCCTATTGTACTCTTCTTCAGATATATCTTGCTTACCGAAATACTGTTTAGCTAACTGTTTATGAGCCGATTCATTAGTCAACGGGTAATCTAACTGTTCTGCTAGTAACCTTAAATGGTATCCATCGAAGTCAAACTCTACAAAAAAGTCATTCTGAGGTTTAAAACACTGTCTATGTTCTGGTGTCTTAGGTATAGCAGCAAAGTTTACAGAGTTAAATGTGTTTGTAGGTCTGGATGTACTATTGTATAGGTTGTATTCGGTATAAACAGTATTATTATCAGTATTAAAGAGAGGATTCTTGGGTTTAAATAATTCATTAAAGCTATCGTATAGTATACCTACACCGTTCTGTTCTAGTAAATAAAATACATTTGTAGTAATATTATTATAAAAGTCAAATCCATCCGGTATCGGTAGTTCCAGGTACTGCTCTACTTGGTTGAATATATTCTCGCATCTCTCATAGAGTTTAACTATGGGAATTATTCTATTTATGTTGGGATTTTCACTATGTGTTCGGTAATACCAGTCTATAGTTGTATTTGTTGTAGAGTATTCTAATCTTTTATAATTACTCATAGAATAAACTAGAGATATATCTATAGCTCTCTGTAAATTAAAGTAATATAGAAGAGTTTTCTTGTTTAGTGTGTAAAGAGTTTGTGCTTTTTTAAGAATGTTGTAGATACGTTCTTTATCTACATTTAATCCATCGTTATGAGAGATAGGAATGAAGTACCCTTGTTTATCTCCTACTACTCTAATATAAACTCCTACTGTTGAAGTTAATTTAGAATGGTAATAGAAATTTGTACTAACTACATCTACATATAGAGGAGAATTAGTTTGGTTTTCTAACCAGTCAATTTGATCTTTTGATTCTAATATATAAAACACTTGTTTGTAACCTTTATTATAATATACGAAAATATTTCGTATCTACAACTCTTTTCCTGGAGAAGGTATAATAATGTCTTTTTTCTGAGGTTTGTATTCCTTAGATGAAGGTATAAATGTATCTTCGACGTATTCTAATGGACTTTTAATAAGTCCTTCTATTACCGGAATAGTTTTTTTAAGTTCCTGTACTGTTCTACTGTTAATGGTCTCTAAACCTTCTAAAAAATATCCGTTTACAGTTCTATCTTTAGCAGAACCTTTAATATACCAGTCAGCTATCGCTAATTCAGTACATAGGTCTTTGTTTACATTTAAATTTTTTAGTTGTACTTTTGAAACTTCTGATGCTTTTCCTGTACATTTATTATAGTAAAAACATCTTTGCATTATTCCTCTCTTTCTATCGTCTGATGTAGGAGGAAGTTTTAAAGAAAATGATTTTACAGATGAATTTATTTCTGGATTTTCTTTATCGAATTCATATCCAGGTTTATCACTAGATTCAGAATCTTCTGCTGTTCCAGTAGAAAACAACTCCATCGCTTTTGAAAAATCTCCTTTATCAAAATCTATTCCTGCTTTATCGAATATAGTACCAAAAGACGTTAGAACTACTTGTTTATTTGAGTTAATAAAGTTTCCTAAACGGTCAACTACCTCTTTTACGTTTGGTATATCTTTAACTTTAGTTAATTTATATTGTGATTTAGGTAAATACATTTGTATATAGTTTTATGCTGGACCCCAGTATTCAAAATGCCATAATTCTTCTTGTCTTGCGCCATCAGATAATCTCCAAGGATTATACCAGCCGTACTTAGCCCCTATTTCAGCCATTTGCTTCCATACTGGGTTCTGAATTCTTGCGTTTTTATTAGGTATATTAGTTTCTGCTCCTCCTACTAATCTCCATAAATTGCCGAAATCAACTGCAAGTCCATAACCATGTACACCTCCACCGACATTACTCCCGAACCTTAAAGCAGACGTTACTCTAAATTTTATTCCTGCTGTCACCATTTCGTTATACCATCCAACAAATTGTGCTGCTGCTTTTGTTTCAAGGTAGTATGATCCATTTACATTTGAAGAGCTACTACTTCCCCATGAAGCTCCAGGGGTACCTGGTCCACCTATAGGAGCAAAAATACCGTCTGTAGCTCCTTTTAGTACGTTAGATTTACCGTATGTTCTTGCTTTACTTCCCCACTCTCTTACTAGAGGTTTATTTGCGACAACTGGTGCTAGTCCTTTATTATGATATGGAGATCTTCTTCCTATCTTATTAGGATTAATAATCGGTGCAGGATCTTGTCCATCAGCAACGACTATTTCTCCCTGTTCACCTAATGTTGCTCCTGCCGTAGTTACACTACCTGCAGTTCCTCCTGATGTTGGTGATGATGAGTTGTTATTCTGATAAGGTACTGCTTCTGAGCTGTGTTTTTCGTTAAAGTATTCTATCTCTTCTTGTGTTGGTGGTTTAGTTGAGT